CCAGTAATATAATCAGTCCATCTTTCTAATGCATTTCTTAATTTAAAATCTTCATCATTAAGAAAAGTACATGTCCATTGTGGATATGTTCTTTCTCCTGCAAATTTAAAAACTCTACCAAGATAATTTACTGTTGATGAAGTTGATATAGATGCCGGTAAAAAAGTTGTTTTAATGGAATATCTAGAACTAATAGTAGTATTCCAAGGCCACACAATTTCTACTTCAAATAGATTGGGTGCTGCCCCTCCATATTTTAGCGCTTTTGATCTAAATTCATCTACATTGAATGCCACGAGCTCTTAACCTGTAAAGTGTTTATAGTTATTAACTATTTATGAGGTTACAGCGGGCGCCGCATCAACTATCATTCCTGGGTATACATTATCAGAGTCAGCTTCTTCCAGAAAATAATCATATCTCCAAGTTACAGTGAATTCTTGAAATCCTTCGGTTCCCCAATCTAATGCAATATCACTTATGTTAACTGGCCAAGCTTGTTTTAATTTATAAGTTATCATCGATTCACCATGTTTACCAAGTTGACTTACGTTTAAATCAACATAATGTTCTGAATCATATGGTCCAAAGTCATAATCTCGGTCTCCATCAATCATTCCCGCCATAGTTCTCATCCATCTTATTAATTTATGCCTTATTTCTCCATCATCATTCAAAAATGTAGTATTCCATACATCATAAGTTCTTACTCCTGGAAGTTTAATCGCTCTTCCTCGATAATTTACAGGAATTACATTAATATTTGCTCCTGGTAATGATGCTGCTCTACAGTGTGTCGCAAAATTTGCTCCTTCAAAACTTCCACTAATCTCAAATAGCGTAGGTCTTGCTCCACCTTCTTCTAATGCGGTTTTAATATCATTAACATTAAATCCTGTAGCCATTATTTCTCCTTAACTATATTATATTATCCTCCGGGACTGAACCACCGTCTGTCTTGTTTATATCTTCTACTTTATTCTTAGAGGTAGATATTAATGGTGAAGAATAGGAATATTGCCAAGTTGCAGTAAATGTTTCTATAGTATTTACTGAATCATGACTTAATTCGATTGGTGATACATTATTCGGCCATACACCATGCAATTTCATACTATCAATTACTTTCATATCACCGCTTAAAGAATATGATTTTATAGTCACTGACCCCAACATTGATGCATGAGGAATTGCCCAAGCTCTTTTATTTCCTTCTGCACTATTTATAGCCTCCATCCATGCTTCAATATTTGTTCTAACTAACATCGATTCATCATTTAAAATTGTACATGTCCAATCACCAAATGTAGTATCTCCCGCAAAGAAAACCTGCCTACCATAATAAGAAATAGGAATTTCACCGTTTATATATCCTGGCATTACTGTTGCATTTACAAGAAAGTCTAATTTATCTGCTGCAACAGTATTAAATTTTACTCCAAAATCTTGAGCAAGGTCTGGTGTTGTCAAAGTACAAGAAAATAAATTAGATCTCGCCCCAGATGCTTTAATTGATCCTACAAAATTATCTACACTAAAATTGTCTGCCATTCATTTCTCCTTTATCTTTGAACTACTTCACTAAATGATACGCCTGTTCTTACAGATACAAAACTCAACTCAATGAAGTTAATTGATCTTGCCGGCTTAACATATATAGCACCCACAAATTGATTTGCGTCTACTACTGATGGGGGATTATTAGATGCATCACATACAACCATAAAGTCAGTAATTCCTCCTCTTGCTTGAATATCTCTCAAAAATGGTTCCACAATTGAAGTAAATTGAGTTCTTGTAAAATCATCATTGAATTCAAACAGCGATTGTTTTGCCGCTTGAGAAATTGATTTTTCTAATGTGATAAACAGTCTTCTTACATTAATTCTATCAAATGCATTTGGTTTTGCTAATAGAGTTTTATCTCCAAACAATAATCTTCCTTCTCCTGGAAAATTTACAACAGAATTGATACCTTTGTTATAAAGAATATCTCTATCAGCTGATGAAGGATTCCATGCCAATTCTTCGCAATTTCTAACCTGTCCTCTAGTATAACCCGCCGGAGAGTAAAATGATCCCATAGTATTTTCTGTAGCAACTGCAAGGCCTGCGCAATCTGGATTTAATGGAATATATCTGTTAACTCCATTATGACGATCCCATTGCTTTTTCCATCCTGAATCCATAAATCCGTAAGATGTACTTGGTAAACCATTTCTATAATCTAAAACATTTGATGCTTGAGTAGTTGTACCCAAAACATCTGTTCTTTCCGGTGAAAAAATACGACCAAATCTTTTCTAAGTTCCGCGATAGTGGACATTACATAAGCGGATAATGCCGCTGATGCGTCTCCCATAAAAAGTAATGAAGCGTTTGAATCTACGGGTTCTTTAAATACATCATATCCCGTTTTTCGATCACCAATTGATAATGTCTGTCCATCCAATCCACCATTAAGTGACCATGACTATGACCACCCAAATGCATTAAATTTAGTACCATTTACCGCAGCTGTTCCCCACGCAGAATCAGTAGTGTCATCACCATTTACTGCACTACCTGTTGCTGGATGTGACATTGACCATACTGGAAATGCGTCTGTGTTATTAACTTTAGATTTATAATAGTCTGGAGAATTTGAAGCGGTTGAAACTCCATTCCATCTTTCTATTAATGTATCACCCGTCGATGCTGTTGTGGATGTTCCCCAATTTCCA